TATGATAGTCTTTCAGCTCGTTATACTAAAGCTCTTGCTCGTTCAATGGCAAATACTAAGCAAGTTCGTGCAGCTAATGTTTTAAACAATGGCTTCAACGGTGCTTTCTTAGGTGGCGATAACGTATCATTATTTGGTACTAACGCTGCAGCCGCGGTTGTTAACCACCCATTAGTAAGTGGTGGTACTAATAGTAATACACAAGCAACACCAACAGATCTTAACGAAACAGCATTAGAAAACGCAGTGATTCAAATTGCAGCGTGGACTGATGAAAGAGGTCTATTGATTGCTGCTAAACCTCGTAAGTTGGTAATTCCACCAGCTCTACAATTCGTTGCTACTCGTTTATTAGACACACAACTTCGTGTTGCTACTGCTGATAACGACATCAATGCATTGAGAAATAATGGTGCAATTCCAGAAGGTTATTCAGTAAATCACTTCTTAACAGATGGCGATGCTTACTTTTTAACAACTGACGTTCCTAACGGTATGAAGCATTTCGAAAGAACTCCGCTTACTACTTCTATGGACGGTGATTTCGACACAGGTAATGTTAGATACAAAGCCCGTGAAAGATATTCATTCGGTTGGTCAGATCCCCTCGGTATGTGGGGTTCACCAGGTGCTTAATTAAAGCGCCACTCCCTGAAAAACCCAGCTCCTCTCTGCTGGGTTTTTCTTTTTTACGGTATAATATACACATGAAAATTGTTGACGCTCTTAAAAGTAATATAGTTATGGTTCCTGTCGTGGCTTCAGTAGTCGTGGGTACTTTCACGGGAATTAAATATATTGTGGAATTAACAGATACTATTGATAGAAATGCAGCACGAATTGAACGATTAGAAACTAGTTTAGCTAGTAATAAAGAAACTTTAAACACTTCCAAACAAGATGTAGCAAGCGAACTAGCAGAAGTTAAGGCTGATGTAGCTAAAATAGAAGCATCTATGCGTATGGGGGAAGACTTATATCGAGTATTAGCTGATCAAGTACGAGAACATACATATGACCTTAAAGACCTTAATCGTTAAAATACTTATATTTTTAACTGTATTTCCGGTAACTCCTACCATTGCAGTTTTAACAACCCTCTATAGTTCTATGGCTCATAGTCGTAATGACTATTTACAAGGATATTTTCAACAATGTCGTACTGGAGATGTATCTATTGAATCTTCTTACAACGAAAGAGATAGTGCACATTCAAATACCTATCCAAACAGTATAAGTAATAATAATAGTAATTATGGAGACGGTTCAGATAGACGTATAGGGGTTAGATGGACTTGGTATTTAGGAAGTAATTGCACTGATACTACTAAAACTTTAATTTTAGAAAACATGGAATTAGCTCAACAATTAGAATTATTAAAGATGTGTAAAAGATATAATAACAAAAAACTACCACCACAATTTTCTACACTTGCTAAAAAATGTGAAGGCGTTGTAGAGGGTATAGAAATTGAAAGCCGGCCGCCGGAAGGAGGTGGATCTTATTATGATGAGATTATAAAAGACATTAAAGAAAATCCAGAAAAACATAAAAATCCTAATACCTATTATAGTGAAGAAATAAAAAATGAATTACCTAAAGACGAATTGCGCAGTTTAGAATTAAGAAAGCCCTTAGTTATTCCAGATTTTAATTAAACTCATGAATATACGTAGTACACTAATAAAATCGTTGGATATAATTCTTTTATCAGCACTGCTGAAATCTATAGATAAAGGAGAACTATCATGGCTTGGACAACACCATCAGCAACAGAAATGAGATTCGGTTTTGAAGTAACTATGTACGTAATGAACAAATAGTTGTTAAAATAGAGACTTAAATTAACAACAAACTTAAAGGGACTTCGGTCCCTTTTTTGTTGTATAATGGCATGAAAACGTGTAACATTAATTATCTGGGAACAACCAGCTTATCATGACTGCCCCAGCAGACGCATACACGACAGATAAGCTTAACTTTGTATGGAGAAATAATCATGGCAAAAACAACCTTTTCAGGACCAATTCAATCGCTTGGTGGCTTTGTAGGCTCAGGCGTCAACAATGTAGTTACAATGGCTGCAGGTACCACAGCTTTAACTGTTCTTCCTGTCGCAGCTTCACCTGATGGTGTAACACCAGCTAACGTAGTGTCCCCTGGACACGCAGGTAAAACTCTTATATTAACCGATGCAGGTTATATACTGAACTTACCAATCATTAATGCAACTACACCCGATGATACAACAAACCCTAACCAATTAAACAATACAGGTATGGAGTTTGAGTTTTTCTTAAATGCTGATTTAACAGGTGGTAATACTGTAGTAATTAATACTGGACGAGCTACTGATGCATTTTATGGTTCAGCTTTAGTTGTAGACGATGGTGGAGGCGCTCAAGAAACTTTCCCTGCCGTAGCTGCTACTACAATCACATTAACTGCAACTACTTCTGCAGGTGAATATGGATCTATAGTTAGATGTAAAGCAGTTACAGGTGCAGGCGTTAATGGCGTTTGGTTTGTAGAAGCAACTCTAATTAATCCAAATGTTGCTGCACCAGCAGTGACACCATTTAGCTAACATATAGGAGAAAAGACATGGCTTTAACAACAGATATATGGGCCGTCACTCCTAGTTTTTCAGCTGGGTTATATCGAGCAGGTGCCGCTATTGCTGGCGCAGGAGATATAACACTACTTACTAATCAGCCTCTAGATAATGGGGCTGGTTATCAAATTCTATTTACTTGTGCAGGCGATGCAACTGCTGCTACATTTACTATCACTGGATACAAGGTTGGGGATCTAACTCAATCAGTAACCACTGAAACTGTAGCTGGCGTTGATACCGACACTGCAACTTCCACAAACTATTATTCTAAAGTTACTAGCATTTCTTCCGATGCAGCTGTAGCAACCAATGTAAGTATTGGTAATGCTATTGCTGATGGAACTGCTTTACCAAGAGCAAGAATGAAAGGATTTTATTTTGTAGGTTCTGCAGGAGCAGGTAGTGTTACATTAACCTTAAATGGTAATGCAGCATCCGATAGAGTTTTATTAAGTATAGCTACTCCAGCTGCAGTCGAGTCACAACAAATGGCTTTACCCGGTGATGGAATTTTAATTAACGGAAATGATGCACTTGCATCGTTTGGGGTATTAACTCAAACAGCTGCAGTTACGTCATTAACGGTATTCTGTGGATAAACTATGGACGACAACCCTAAACCCAATGAAGAACCTCAAGAAACTCAATCAGATAAAGAGCGACTTGAGGAGCTTCGTAGATGGGTTGAGGCACAAATGGATTGCGTATAATGGCAACTCAAAAAAAACGGGGAATGGGTATAAAGACTTCTGTTAAGTCTGGTAATTTTAGAAAGACTAAAACAGGCGCGGGGATGACAAAGAAAGGTGTAAAAGCTTATCGAGCAGCAAACCCGGGCAGTAAGTTAAAAACAGCAGTAACAGGGAAAGTTAAAAAAGGTTCTAAAGATGCAAAACGACGTAAGTCATTTTGCGCAAGATCGGCAGGGCAAATGAAAAAATTTCCTAAAGCAGCTAAAAATCCTAATTCTAGACTTAGACAGGCAAGAAAAAGATGGAAATGTTAAAAATGGATGATTCAACAAAACACTTATTAGACTTCGCGTCTATCTTTACAGCGGTAGGAACTTTATTATCATGGCTTCCTCACTTAGCTGCAATATTTACAATTGTATGGACGGGTATTAGAATTTGGGAAACCAAAACCATCCAAAGAATGAGAAGTAATAAAACTAAAACTATAATGCCGCAGGTTGTAAAACGAAAACCTGAAGCAAGTAGTAACAGGGTAAATAAGTAAATGCCCGCCGTAAGTAAAAAGCAACAAAAGTTTATGCAAGCTGTGGCTAACAACCCTAAGTTTGCTAAGAAAGTAGGTGTTAAACAATCAATCGGACAAGAGTTCACTAAGGAGAAAGACATGAAAAAAGCAGTAAAGAAAATGAATATGGGTGGCATGGCAGATCGTGAAGGTCGCGCTATGGCAGCTGGACGTTATGCTAATAACCCAATGATGATGGCGGATGCACGTGGTCGCGCTATGATGAAGAAAGGTGGTAAGGTTAAAAAAATGAGAAAAGGGGGTAACACTTCTCGTATGAATGAGCTTGAAGAATTAGGTCGCGTTGACGCAGAAAAAGGCTACACTGCTAAAGGCAAAAGAAATCTTCGAGACGAAAAGAAACGTGTGGTAAAAGAAATTAAAAACAAAAAAGCTGGTGGTAAAGTAAAAGGTTATAAAGCTGGCGGCATGATGGCTGATAAAGAAGGTCGTGCATTAGCTAAAAACAAACGCAATATGTCTGCAGCTAAAATGGCAGATGCTAGAGGTAGAGCCATGAAAGCAGGGGGTATGAAACGCCAAGGCGCTAACGATAGACTTGATGAGTCATTAGGTATGAGAAGAGGTAAAGAAGCTACTAAATCTCAATCTATGAAATCTCGTAGAGATGAATCTAGAGCTATGGCAACAGGTGGTATGCTAGCAAGAACCGGCGGTTCTTCAGCTAAAATGAAAGCTAAAGGCAAAGCTATGAAAAAAGGCGGGACTGTTAAAGGTCGCGGTAATGCATCTAAACGAGCAGACGGTATTGCTCAACAAGGCCACACACGCGGTCGTCACGTTTAAGGGGAATTGAAATGGTTGCAAGAGTAATACGAGAAGCAGTTAGATATGCTAAAAATAATGCCCCTAAAAGAGTTTCGGCAAAAAATAGTAGAAAGGCTGCAAACGAGGCAAAGAAAAGGGGCACTATTAGAAGAACTGAAGAAGTTAAACCTAAACGTAAACCACCTGTTAAAGATGTAGCAGCTAAAAAAGTGCCTAAATCAAAAGCAGCGAAAAAAAGTCTACTTAGAAAATATGGTGTTCCTGCTTCAATTATAGCCGGTGTATTAACAGGTTCTACTCTACTTAATAAAAAAGATAAAAAATCAGCAGCTAAAAAACCAGCAGTTAAAAAAGAAACACCAATGAAAACAAGGTTTAGAGCTGGACCAACAGCCGGATCAGGTTTAGGTAGTCAAAGAAGGTCAGGTACTTTACGTGGAAAAAATGTGGTAGCCAATCCACCTAAGCGTAAAAATAAAGATACTGCTAAAAAACCTAGAAGACCGAGTCGTCCAAGTATGACAGGATTTAGAAAATAAATGAGGGCTTCTCGTGGAATGGGGGCTATACTACCAAGCAAATGCTGCAGTAAAGTATTATCACGCCCCTCTACTGTTAACAAAAAAAGGACAACTAGATGTCGACCAAGAAAAAGAAGTTAAATATTAAAAAAGCAATTAAAAAACCAGGGTCATTAAGAAAGTCTTTAGGTATTAAAAAAGGACAAAAGATTCCGGTAAAAACATTAAACAAAGCTGCTAAAGCTCCGGGTAAATTAGGACAAAGAGCACGATTTGCTAAAACACTTAGAGGATTAGGTAGAGGAAGATGATAAAGTCTAGAGGTATGGGAAGAGCACTTCCTTTAAAACATAAAAAGAAGCTTAAGAAAGTTATAAAAGGTTTAAAAAAAGCTTCTAAAACTCACGCTAAACAAGCTAAGACTCTTGAGTCTCTTAAGTTAAAAAAAGGTGGCACCGTAAAAGACGCGTGTTATCATAAAGTTAAAGCAAGTTACAAAGTATTTCCAAGTGCTTATGCATCAGGCGCTATTGCTAAATGTAGAAAAAAGAAAGCAGGTAAATAATGGCAGTTCGAAAGACAGCTAAAGGAGCCGCTTTAAAACGTTGGTTCAAAGAAGATTGGAAAGATGTACGAACAGGAAAAGCATGTGGACGTAAAGAAGGAGAAAGTCGTGGTACTCCATATTGCCGACCGAGTAAACGAGTATCAAGTAAAACTCCAAAAACATCTGGAGAAATGACAGCAGCACAAAAGAAGTCTAGGATTGCTCAAAAGAAAAGTCTTGGACAACCAGCGGGTAAACCACGTAGAGTGGCTTCCCTTACAAGGAGAAAGACAATGAAAAAAGGTGGTATGTTAAAAGCAGTACCCGAAGATAAGAAAAAAAGCTTAGGTAAATTACCTATGCCAGTCCGTAACAAAATGGGCTTTATGAAAGAAGGCGGAAAAGTTTTTAAATCTCATATGATGTATGATAAGAAAACAGGGAAAGCTGTAAAAGCGCCTACTAAAGCTAAACACTTAGAATTAAAAGATAAAGGCTATGGTCATACTAAACCTAAAAAAATGAAAGCAGGCGGTTTAGTAGATCGACAATATCTTAAAGGTAAATAATAATGGCTACCACAAATACACATAATTTTAATTTAGATTTAAACTTATTAGTTGAAGAAGCATTTGAAAGATGCGGAGCAGAGTTAAGAACAGGATATGATTTAAGAACAGCTACTCGTAGCTTAAACTTATTAACTATTGAATGGGCTAACCGTGGAATTAACTTATGGACAGTAGAACAAGGGTCTATTGCATTAGTTGCCGGGACAGCTACTTATAATTTGCCCGCGACTACCATCGACCTCATGAGCCAAGTCATAAGAACTGGGACGGGAACGACTCAGTCTGACATAGCTATTACTAGGGTGTCAAATCCTACTTATGCCTCTATCCCAAGTAAGAATGACACGGGCAGACCGATACAAATTTATCTTGATCGACAAGCAGAAATTCCAACAGTAACTATGTGGCCTATTCCTAATGACGCAAGTTATACATTCGTGTATTGGTTTTTAAAAAGATTAGACGATGCAGGTACTGGTGTAAACACACAGCACATACCGTTTAGATTTTTACCTTGTATGGTAGCTGGCCTTGCTTACTATTTATCTATAAAGATACCAGAAGCAGCACCAAGAATACCAATGTTAAAACAAGAATATGAAGAGCAGTGGCTACTTGCTTCTACTGAAGATCGAGAAAAAGCTACATTAACTATTTCACCAAGAACCTCATATGTCTGATAAAAAGAAAAAAAGAAAGCCTTCATTAAAAATTGAGGGCGGCGGTAGTCGAAGAAAAGGCACCATAGGAGCTGGCGGACGTGCAACAGCACGACTTCCTCTTTCAGAAAGAGTAACTTTAGAACCTTATGTACAAGGATGGGCAGCTAAAGGACCATGGGGAGATGATGGCGCTGTGACTGGTTATGGAGGGACTCTTACTTACGAGTTTAAAAA